TTATATTATAGTGTTTAGGGAAAATGACAAAACACTTGCTTATTATATTATGGTGATTAAGCAATCACCGTCTAACGGCACCAATCAATTTATATTTTTGTAATTTTATATGGCTTCCGTCACCCAGGGTACGTACGCCCTGACGTCGACAGTTTTACGACATGACGGTCGTTAATCAAGTGTTTAAACGCTCATAGCACTAAAAAGTGCATCAATGGGCGCCAACACCGGGAAAACACCGGAAGCCACCTTCAAACCCGTTTTAAAGAGTTTTCCAGCTAAGGCCCAGTATTTACCCGTGTCCTCCTCATCCTCTCTGTCTACCTGAATATTGGGCATGCGTTCCGTAACATACGTAGTAGCAGCCATAACAGCAGGAGAGGTCGGTGCAGCCATAGTACATTCTATGACACCACCTGCAAGACCGGACTTGGTTAAAGCTTCATAATGATGTATAATTTCTACATCAATAATATTATTCAAGGAAAGAGTCGGTGACTCCACCCATATCATAATAGCACTCCAGCCGCTTGATTGGTAATTAGTAGAATAACCACCAGCAGCTCCGACATCTTGAACATTGGGTGAAAGATATCTGAAGGCAGAAGCATCGGTGAACTTACCGGGGACTAACACTTCGTCCTCGATAAGATCAGCAATGGGGATACGTCTATAAGAAGGCGCATACTCCATGGCCGAGACACTTGTTGGATAACTATAGGAAGTTCCAGTAAGTGACTCACCTACCAACGCAACATGAAGAAAACCGGCAGCTGCAAAAGCAGACTGTCGAGTTATAATCTTTATTCCGAAGGCAACAGTGCGCAACAAATCAAAATTGGTGTTCAGCGCGGCTTGATTTTGAACAGGAGAATTTCCTGCTGCAAAAGTAGGCCACGTCCAAGAGGTGCTTGAAGTCGGAACGGGGGAGATGATATAGTTGGCAGGATCAAACCTGAAAACATAACCAGCTCCAGCGAACGTCGCTTGAACATTCAAAGTAGCAATGTCGCGGGAGAATGCTACAGCACTAGGCATGTTAGCTTCATCCGGGACCTTAACTCCTAAAGCCCTAGGGCTAAAGGGGTCAACCTGAGCAATCACAAACTGGGGGAGGTTAGAAATCGGCGCCCTGGAAGGGGCCGTATTCTTGCCTCCACTCATGTTAGGAGAGGGTTTAGCTCTCAAAACAAGTGATTGTTTCAAATTGCCTTGATTTGGCTGGAATCGCACCACTTGCATGGTGTTTTTCCTTTTATTGGTCTTCTTTCTGGAAGAGGCGACCACCACTCTTTTAGTCTTTGTTTTATTATTCGTCATTTGTATTGGATACTGCAATGACGAAACAGGACTGTACATCGAACAATTCCCAGTATATATCAAGAAGTGCACAAAAGCAATTAAGGTTAAGTACAACAAAGTAAACTTGAATACCGGGGAATCCGTGCAGTCTCTAGGCATTTTATTAGCTCCTGAGACAGGATTTGGTTCCTTAGGCTGTTCGACCCAATGACAATTTAAGGTCTTGTTATTGACCGACTGTGGAACACAATCACTTGCTGCAGAAGGGGACAACCACTCGTCCATCCATCCGCTAGAGACTACAAGAGACATACATCGTGCTTTATCTGGAGAATGTCTCAACTGGTCTTCCAACTGGAAGAGCAGCATCCCAGCATCTGCCCTATTAGCGGGGGTTTGCTGGAGAAAATTAACCATACACTTCATGACATTAGTAGGATAACCTTCATATGAACCACAAAACTGTGTAGAACAGAAATTGAAATTATCCGATGTCACTAAATTGTACATCTTGCAAGATTTGCCTAGAGCATCACGGTAAATTTGTTGCCCATCTATTACAAATTGCTCAACACTATCATCTCCTTGAACCATAACGGTGGAATTGATTTCCATCGAAACTTTGTCAGGATCATCAGATAGGTCTACAACCAAAAGATGGTCTAAGGCTCGAATATACGAGTTACCACGACTAGTGTTATATCGGCCAGAAGCCATAACGCCGGGAGTCAATTGTTCAATCATTTCTCCATCGGCTAACACAAAAACTTTCCGAGCCATGCAGTAAACATGAGCAAACCTAAGAATGTCCCATATCGTACCTGCACCGCCATTAAGCTCAAGTCGCCCTTGGTGCTCTGCAACCATTTCCCACCATTGCATAGTCCAGTCCCACCCAGAAATGTCAGCCTCAGCTAACCTACATATGGCGGCGATCTGTTTCACATAGTTGAAAAGGGCCTCAAGACCTTCATCGTGTAATCCCATTCCCGGTTTAAGGGGTAACAGTTTCCACATATTGATCTCAGCAAGATTTTGAGGTTTGTCCAAAAGCATCTCAATAATATTATCTACTACTGAAACGCTACAAACAAGCCTAACACGACCATCTTCTAATTTCTCGATGGTGTGTGGTTCATTTTTAGCTATAAGCTTAAAAGGATCAACCAAACCTGCCCTGACTAAATTTACGGCTGTATACTCTTTCCCGTCAGGGATGAAAAGAGCCAGCCGCCGAAGGCGTTTTAGCACCTCCTCGACGACAACGTCAAGGAAGTTGTCGATGAGGGTGCCATTGTCTCCTGCAAGTAAGCAGAGAGGAAATCCTGGACTTGCACTACGGTTAACGTTGTTCCTAATGAAAGAACGTAAGTCAAGAGACTCCTCCGTAAAGTCCGGGCATTCTCCGGTCCACTGTCCCGCAAAAGCCGCTGGAACGTCCGTGTTTGGCAAATGCGATTGTAAGCTTTGTCTTGCTTTCGCGATAAGCTTACTACACAAATGTCTACGATCTTCTGGCCTGCAGCTTCCTGAGCAGGGGACAACACAACGGAACTTACTGGCTTGAAGCTGTAAAGACCTGAGTTGAGCTCCTGAGTGACGAGGGGGGAAATCCCACTCTGCAAGACCTTCTTCGGTTTCTCTTGCTCTGAGCAAGCATTGGGTGGGCTTCGTAACCTTCGACCCGCCATGCTTAACAGAACATCTGCCAACTTTTCGTAATCCAATCCCCCTGTCACTGATGGTTTCACCGTCTTCCCACTCATAACCGGAGATAACTTGATACCAGTTTTGGGAGTCGACGAGGGGCGTTTCTGAAAATCCACCTTCTTAACACCTGACTCAACTAAAGCCGCTTTCTTCTTACTATTCTTCGTCTGGAGGACAGTAGGAGCAGACTTCGTAGTCGATAGCTTAGGCCTTTCCACCTTAACTGGTGTAATCGGCGCAGCCCTTTCCGAAGCTTTTGCTTTTTGAGGTCTGTTGAAATTTTTTAACAGTCCTTCAACTGTCTTTTCAACAAGAGCTGTAATCTCCTTTCCGTCCCAATTGGGCGTAATCGGATTTCCAACAGGTGTGAGAGGATTTCCATCAGATACTTCTGATGTAATCTCCTTCTCTGAGACTTGAGGCTCCTTTCCGTTGCTCACTTGCGGTGTAATCGGTACTTCCTCAAATTCTTCGGAAAAATCAACGTTCAAAAGAACGTTTAATGCTAATATGGATTTATGCATATTCCGCAACTGTTTCTCCGTAAGAGTCTCACGTTGAGTAATCATAGTATTTCTAATATCAGTAATCATACCATTAAGTATGATTTCTGACTGACTATTTTCCTCAAATGAAGGCGTGGCAGCTGGAGGAGAGGAATCTTCCCTCATAGCGCTCTCGCGATTGAGGAACTCATCCATCTCATCCATATAATCCCAATGAGAATTAGACACCGAACTTCGTTCAGATTTCTCTATATACATATACTTACCATAAGTATTAATACTATGGGTGTAATGTAAAGATTTTACCTGACGAGTTTTAACTTTCTCACTGAATTTGCCTGTAGCTGCTTCCCATTCTTCTCTAGATAGGTTTTTATAAGCAGCTGCATCAAACACATAGGCCTCCTGGTCGCGCCACAATGGCATAGCCCACAAAAGACTAGTACCTGCGTTACCATTAAAAGTTGGAGATTGTTCAGCATGAGTGTGAAAACCTACAACTCTACCATTCAAAGTCAGAATGGGAGACCCGGAAAATCCGGCAATTGTGCTAGCAGTATGAGTTAAAAACATAGCATCATCCTGCTTACGTCTGAACGAACCTCGAGACTGACCAAAGAATCCGTCTTGATAACCCCACACTATAGCGGGGCCAGATGAACCAGGGTCAGGGCTGAGGCGAGCCGCACCGGCAACTGAATACCAGGCTGAACTCTTAGGTTTAAACGCAATGCAATCGTATTCGTGACTCAGGAGAACTTGCTCATGAGTACTTTCCGAAAAAGCAAAGCAATTCCCACGGTGCTCTAACACCAACGGTTGACCATGAGATAACTTCAAATTATGAAGTGCAGTCATGATAACATCGACATCGCCCAAGCCTACTCTAAACGCCATACCAACCACTACATTGTGGTCTGCTGCTAATCTAATAGCAAACAAACCACGCGTTGTGGTTTTAGAGGGAGACGCCTCATTGGGAGTAAACTTGGAATTAGGCATAGCCATTTCCTGTCCCACTTGAGACGCAAGAGGGGTTATAGGAACTGACTGAGCCAACACCGGGGGAAGGCGAATACGTCTAACCTTGTTAGATACAACGTATTCTAAATAAGTACCATCTTTATCAGCCTTTACAGGGAGATTTGAGATATTAAAGTACTTGACATCTTTCAAAACTTCAGAATTACGCCAAATCTCGACGTAATTAAAAGCATTTAAAAGACCGCGACTGATGATCCATAAACTGAATACAACAATCGACTTTAACACGCGCAAGGTATACCATAGTACACATAAAACTATGATAACCATTGCAACCAATGCAGCAAAATAAACGGCTTGCAA